CCCCTTGGCCGCTTAGGCTCAGTCATTTGGCTTGAACTCGCCACACCAATCCGCCATTAATGTCGCGGGCCACATGCTCTCATGAGTTGGGTTTGCAAACTGCCCCGGATACAACTTCCCATTTTCCGGCCACTCTTTAATTTCTTTCATGATCATCATCATGTCGTGAGTTGGCGGATAACGCTTGCATCTTCCAATATCAAAAGGCTCAGAATCATCGCTTGGTAACCGCTTCCAATACTTGCATTCACTGCATTTTTTATCCATCATCTAACTCCATTTGTTGAGCCTTGATTGTAGCGCAACAAATGATTTTATGCAATACGTTTACCGGCTTGACCAAATACTGAAGTCACAAAGCGACCCGTACAAATTCATGTCGTAGTCATAGGTGCTTGTTGGTGCTCCTACGGGTCGCGCCTGGAATGCAGTGGATGTGACAAGTGCTGTTTCTATTTGCGCCATGAGTGCGCTGCATACGGTGCGGCTGTCGCCCCATGCATTGAATTGAAAGCGCCCGTTTTGCTTGTCGGGCACGGTGTTGGCAAGATGGCTAAACGGTTCGCCACCAATCTGCGTGTAGGTGATGTATGGCTTGGTTGTTGTCAGTGGCGCGATGTCTGGAAATACGCGGCTGCTGACAATCGTCTTTAGCGCATCAAAAATCAAGGACTCAATGCTGCTCATATCTTGGCCTGTCCAATGAGTTCATTCAGGCGGGCGATGGCCGCTTGGTTGGCCGCTAAATTCACTGCTTCATAACCTGCGCGTAAAAATGATTTGGCCGGGTGAAATACCGGCCCGCCTGGACGTGGCATCCAGTAGGCATCTTTCTGAGCTTGCGATGCCCTGCGGCCTGGCTTCGGTTTGCCTTTTGACTCAGGACGGGCGACGGTGTACCACTCGCCGTCTGTACCGGTGCGAACCATGTAGCGCTGCCAGCGACCAAACTCAAGCCAGTAGCCAAAGGTGACGGATTTCAATCCGCCTTGGCCTTCGCCGCCTTTTTCGTTGTTCTTGGAGTGTCCCTTGCGCCAACTGATGTGGTACTTTGCGCTGGTTCCCTGAACGCCTGATGCACTGTCGATGATGAATTTCTCGTACACAGCGGCTTGCAAGCGACTTGACCCGGCGACCGACAAGGCGCGGGTGCGGACCTCGTTGTAGAACACCAGGCTTGCCGCGTGCGCAGCGGGGCGAACGGCTTCTTTTGCCACTTCTTTGAAGTTGTCAACGCGCTGCATGAGCTGCTCAAGGCCGAGGTTAAAGTTGTCCATTTACGCTCCCGCAAACCAGGTCAACATGCGCCCGGTTTTGATCTGGTAACACGGCTTCGATGCTGTAAAAGGTGCCGCCGTGCTTGACGCGCATACCAGCGTTAATCCCGGCGCGGTAACGGATACGAATCGAGCACTTGACGCTGCTGGTATCCGCGCCTGATTTGATGGCGCTGCTACCACTTTGATGCTTGATGCTGGCCCATGCGGTGAAGCTGTCGGCCCATGTGGTCAACGGCTGACCTGTCGCGTCCTGAGTGGTGGACTGCGTTTGCAGCGTCACCCGCTTGTTCAGTGCACCGATGTTCAGCATCACACGCCCCAAACCTTATGAGGTCTCAGTAGCGCAGAAACGCCCATGGGGATGTTGTGCGTCTGAAAGCCGACTGATTCGGCGCGATTCTCGAACCAGTGGCCGATCAGTAGCAGCATGGCCTGGCGCATGGCGACAAAAGCTGAATCATCAGGGCCGCTGGCAAAATTCAATCCCATGCTTCCGCCCGTGATGTCAATGGCCGCGCCGCCTTCGGTAGCGGATAGCTGCAAGGTGTTGCCGCTGACACCGATGGCGTGGTAGTCGATGCCTGCAAACAGGCCGTATGGCAATGCGTCGCCGCTGTTGGATAGGCGTACCACGTCACCATTGGCGAACGGGTGATTGATAGCTGTAAGTGTGTTGGTGACGGTGTTGACGGTGAACGGGGTAGCGTGGCCTGCAATGAAGTCAATGGCTACTGCGGCTGGATGGCTGTAGGTGCCTGGCAGTGTGGCGTTATAGGCTTGCGTGACTGAGCCCTGCAAAACTGATTTGTCCACCACATAGGCGCTGGTGGCAAGCGTTTGCAGAGCACCAGATTCATCTAGGTAGGTGACGGCTGATACTTTGCGCAGCGGTGCGCTTAGTTCCATCTCGCAGTTCCAGCGATTGAATGTAGACCGCATGACGCGGGTCAGCATGTGCCTTCCGGTGACGCTTTCAACATGCACTCGCGCAGCGGTGATCAGGCCGGACAGCAGCATCTCTTCATCGTCCATGTCGATACGGCAATGGGCGGTGGCTTCTTCAAGTGATACCGGCTCTGCGCCTGGCCCATAGCGAACGACGATATTTCCTTGCATTACTTGGCCTTGCGCGTGTAGGTGCGTTTGAGCATTTTGTTTTCAGGCGCGGATGTAATGGCCTTTTCTGCAACCGGCTCCAGCCCTTGCGGGCCAATCTGAACGCATGGCTCGGAGTTGTCTGGGCGCGATTCAACGGTGCCTTCGATCACCTCAACGGCCATGCCAGCACCGATAAACGCAGCGGCTAACTCGCGCTCGCCTTTTGATGCACTCAGGTCATGGATGCTGCTGGCCTCATAAACGGCAAGATGGATGCCGTCAATGGAGCCTTTTTGCGTGGAGATCATTTGGATTTTCATGGTGTTCTGGTAGTTGCTTTGCAATGCGCCCGCTTTGCACAGGCGCATCAAAAAGCAGTTACGCTATTCAGACGGGCGGATTCGCCGTGGGTGCACTTGCCGGATGGCCAAGTACCCACAAACCTGCAATGAAGATGTTTCCTGCGCCGTTGCCGGTCGGGGTCACAGTCACGCGCACATAGCGCTTGCCGCCGACATAGCCGATCTTGCGGGTTTCGGCATCGTCAGCGAAGGTGAACCCGGCAAGTGCGGTAGTGCCGAGCAATTGCGCAGCGGCCACCGTTCCAGCGTCAGACAGGCCGGAGTTGTCGCCATCTTGAACGGTTACTGCAAAGGTCGCATCAGCGTCGGTGTTGGTGCCGGTGATGATGACGAATTCGCAAGAGCCGTAGCCAGCGGTATCAACGATGGTCGATACGATGGCTGTGTCATCAGTGCGGGCCGCCACGGGGGCAATGCCGATCAGCGGGTGAATGTTGTTGTGGAGGTCACGATTTGACATGATGTTTTTTCCTTAAATTTGGGTTTAAAAAAGCCGCTGTTCAGGCGGCTTTGATTTGGCTAGCGCTTAGGTCGAGCACTTGAGCTTGCAAAGTGCTTCAGGCATGACAACCATTCCACCGAGGCGACGACGGAACAGGAACCGGATGTTTCCGCTGGTGGCCTGGGTGTACGGATCACGCAGCATGGCCATAGCCACTCGATCAACGAGCGCATAGGCTTTTGCGAAGTCCCCGTAAGCTACCGGGTAGGTGTTCGCACCTTCGCTTGGCATATCCGGCACTTCAACATACGGGTCGCCGTCAATGGTGTTTGGCTTGCCGAGCGCGAGGCCGGGTTGCCAGACGTATTGAGTGGTGGTGCCGTCTTTGAGCTTGCGCACGCTACCCAATGTGGTGCGGTTAAGCGCCCATGTTGCATTGCGGGTGTAAGCCGTCTTGATGCTGTGTTTCAGCGAAAGCAAACCGTCAGCGGTGACGGCTGATGCACTGCCGCTGTTGGTTGAACCAACACTGGCGTTGGTCATGAAGCCTTCGGGCTTGCCGACACCGTTGCCGGTGACAAACGCCGTGCCTTCGGCCACTGCGAATTGCTCGCTTGCTTCAGATGCGATTTCAGCGCCGAGGTTGAATGCGGAATCTTCCAGGTTCTGCTCGCTGATGTCGATCAGTGCGTACAGCTCATGGGTGAAGATTTCCAACATGCCATAGGTCAGGCCGGTAGTTTCTGCGCGGGTGGCGTTTTCAGCCGTCCACACAGCCGCAAATTGGCCGACACGCTTTGGCAACAGAATCGACTTGTTGCCGGTGGTACGAACGCGGGCCAGTTGACGGGCCGGACTCATTTCCGTGACCGTTTTCAGGATTTCGCGTACATACTCAGCCGGTGCCAGGTAGCCGCCGGTGGTGTCATTGCTGACGCTCATGGCCTTGTACTCGTTGGCAACGTCGTTGAGCGCCTTTTGCTGGTCTTGCGTGAGGTTGACAACGCCTTTGGTGTGCGCGTCAACGACGGCACGCGCCCATTGGTTTACGTCAACTTTTTGCTTTCCACCGATAGCACCCAGGCCCTGGCGGTTGAACTTGACTTCCAAGTCTTCAACGGCTTGTTTTGCTTCAGCGGCTTCGACTTTGGCTTTCTTGGCTTCAGCTTCAGCGGCTTGCAGTTTGGCGCTGACGGCATCGCTAGCGGCAAACGACGCTTCGATTTTTGCGAGTTTGGCTTCGAGGTCGCCTACTGCTTTACCGTCGGCTTTGGCTTGGACAGCAAGGTCGTTGGCCGCTTTGAAAGCGGTCCATGCTTCGCCCTGTTTTTCAATCAGGGACTTGACTTCGTTTAGATCACTCATGATGTTTCCTTTAGGAAATAAAAAAGCCACCTAAAAGGTGGCCGGTTGCTTGGTGGCAGGGTGCCTATGCAGTTGGCATTGCGGCTTTCATGGCCGCGATAACTTCACGCATACCGTCTTCCCCTGCATCCCGAGGGCTCAGACTTTTCACGCGGCTGATAAAGGCCACGGCTTCGGTGCGAGACATTCCGCTATCCCTCAGGAATCTCTCAGCGTCACGAATAGTTTCAAGTTCTTCAATTGCGCTTTTGACCGAGCTGATGCGCGAAGCATCGTTCATCGGAAATGTCACCAGAGACAACTCCAGCAAGTCAAGGCGCTTCAATGTGCGAATGCCGGTTTGCCGGTCATAGCTATCTTCTTTTGAGCGGTAGCCGATGGACATGCCAGTGATGGCTCCCATCTTCATCAACTCATAGGCCTCTGCACCACGCGATGTTTTGAGCGCCAGTTTGCCTGATACCTTCAGGCCTACACCGTCCTCTTCCATCGACTTATAGACCCCAATCGGCTCATCCTGGCGGTGTTGCCACAGCATGGCAGGCATCCGGCCCGCTGCTTTTTGCTGCGTCAGGGTTTCCGAAAAAGCGCCTGGGACAATAATATCGTTCCCAAAGTCTTTTACGTTAAAAACTGATCCATAGCCGTCGAACGTGCCATCGTCTTTTGACGCTTTTAGTTCAAATTGAAAGTCAATTGTTGCCATGGTGTGGCCTTTCAGACGTAAAAAAAGCACCCGTAGGTGCTTGCGGTCGTCAAAAAATGGCAGCGGCTGGGCGTAAGGGCGGATTGACCGTGATGGCCCTGGCCTGAATTGCCATTCTTACCTGCGCCATCATTGGGCAGTTGGACGTAATCGCTCATACGTCACGCTCAATCTGCGTAGCCGTCAGGATGTTGCCATCGCGGTCACGGGTGACGGTCGTATCCGTGCGCCTTGCTGGAAGGTTCACGGTTACATTCGGCGCTGGCGTGGCTGGCATAACGGCCTCGATGCTGACGTTTGGTGCTGCAACTTCTACTTTTACTTCAGTGGGCGCTACATTCACAACCGGTGGCGCTACATTTACTGTTGGTGCATAGTATTTCACCGTTGGTGGCGGTGTTTCTGGCACATTTACCGTAACCTGCGCGGGTTGCTGCTTTGCGGATTCGTTGTAGATTTTTACGAGGTTTTCAGGCAAGTGAACGTGCGTATCGCCGCCTTTGTACTCATTGTGTGACGGTGATACTGGTGTTTTTGATGCCAATATCTGCATGTTTACGAGGGTTTTTACCTCGTTTATGTCAGCTATTGCCTTGGAGACCTGCTCTATTTGCTCTGTATTGTCGGGTTTCTCGTCATCTATTGAGTCTTTTTCACTTGCACTGACCATGTTCAACGGTACTAGCGGCTCGTCCAGCCCGTCTATCGGATTCAAGTCCTCCAAAGCTCTGACTTCGTTGCGTGTCATGTAGCCGTTAGTGATGGCGCTGGCATAAAACGCAGAGCGTGACGCTACATCGCCGCGCATTAGCCCTTGAACCGAGGCTTTGTGAAAATATCGCTGTTCAATATCTTGTTTCGTCAGTAGATCGCGGTCTAAAGACTGCTCCCATCGCTCATTCCAAGGTCCAAGCGAATGCACCACATGTGCAATGAAAAACTGCTCTGCGCTGGCAAATGTGCTGGTTTTGTCGCTGTATCCGGCCATTTGCGGGAATACTCTGAAAAAACGACAGATTTCCTCGATCTGGTGCTTGCGGGTTTCCAGGTGCTGGCCATCGACACCGGTCATGCTCATTTGCGCAAACTTAGCGCCCTGGTCAAGGACGAGCGTTTTGAATGCGTTGTCGCCTGTTGCGCCGTCCTGAAAAGCCTTTTTTAGTGCCGCTCGGCCTTCTGGCTTCAGTTCGCCGTCCATGCTGATGATGCCAGCGGCCTTTGCGCCATTCCGGTGAAATTGCGCATGGGTTTCTTCAGTGGCCAGTGCCAGACCAAGCGCTTCTCGCGCAAGGTCAATCACGTCCAGGCCATCAAAGCCGTTCCATGATGGTCCGCGCAAGTGAAAAATTGATTCACGCTGGAATGGGCGCTCCGAGTTGTCGCCAGTGCGTATCCAGTAAACAATGCTTAGGTCAGGATTTTGTTCAATTCGCACACGGTCAGGCATCACCGGGATTAACTCAACCACCTTGCCGCGATAGCGGTTGATAACGGCAATGCCCTGCTTTGCAAACAGCGCGTGGTACATCATCGTCTCGCGGAACTCAAACGATGTCATAAAGTCGTTCGGCCTGCGGGCAACAACCTGATAAAGTGGATGTTCCCGCGCCACCATGCTGCCGCCTGTGGTCGCTTCCTGCATCAGCTTCAACGGGATTTGTGCGCAACCTTCAGCCAGCACGCGGGCACACGAAAATGCCACCGACACGCGCATAGCCGATTTCCAATTGACGGGCTGGCCTGATTTGCTTGACCGCCCACCGCCGCCTGACTCAATCAAGTTCCACAACGCATCTATGCCGACGCTTTTGCGCTCGCTTGGCCCTAGCAGTGATGTTAAAAAATCACTCACTTAAGCGCTTCCCCGCATGTGTCCAATCAAGCCCATGACCAACAGCAACACACCGCCCACGATCACCCCGGCTGGCTGGTAGATCATGCCTGTGCCGATGCTGACAAGCGTAGCGCCTGACAGTACGGCAATGGCTCGGATGGTTTGTGGGGTCATAGGTATAGGGGTTCGCTGTCGTTTAGGTAGCTGTTTTTGCCGGATGTTGACGGGTTAAGTGCCATTAATGTTGTTGCGTTGAATGCAGCCATAAGCGGGTCAATTTTGGCAAATCCAGCCGATTGTTTTGTAATTGCAATGGCGTTTCCTACTTGCGTAACTTTGGCATTGCCAACGCACCAATTCATCATTGGTTGTCCGCCGTGGACCGCGCCACCTTCTGCTAATTTGCGCTCTAAAGTCTTGATGCTGCCAGCCATTTTCCAGCCCTGGCTGATGGCAATCATGATTTCTTGCGGGATGTCCCTTTCCAGCATGGCATCAAGAATGCCTCCAAGCCCATGCGGGTCACATCCGATCTTGTCTAGCTTGCCGGATTGTTCGATTTCCGAAACGAGTTCGGCAACTTCGATCACGTCGTCGCCGATGCGTTTGACCAGTGTCAGATCCCCGTCTTTCTGAAAATCAAGGAACCTGGCGGCTTCTGATTTGCGCCGCTCCATGACGCTTGGATGCGCCCAGGCGTGTGTCCAAATAATCCACTGGCGCGTTCCTTTGTGCCGTCCGATCACCGCAAGACCAAGCAAGTCATCCAAGCCACCACCGTCAATGCCAACATCAATAACGTCAGATTGTTCGATCAGGCTTTCGAGGGTGAATGGTGCAATGGCTTGCAGTTCCCAAAAATCACTACCCGCCCATCTATCCGATCTGAGGTTTAGGCCAAGCTCAACATTCGCGTGTTTAGCAAGGAATCCTCGAAAAGCATCGCCGCCATCCATTTCAGCCTTCTTAAACTCACGTTCAAGGAATTGCCGATCAACTGAGTAACCCATATTCGGATTGACAAGAGCCATATGCTCCAATTTCAGACAATCACCGTTTGCAACCATGTCGTCTGGGTGCTCATAGATGACACTCAGGAACCCGGGATCAATAATCTTGCCGTCGCGCACATCGCGGGCGTATTGCAACTTACTTTTGAAAATCCCCGCTGGCGGCTCGTCTGATTGAGTCGTCAAATAAATTACAAACCCTTCCGGCCTCGACGCCAGTCCGCCAGTAGCCTCGCGCAACATGGCCTCTGCATTCCCTTGTTTTCCAAAAAGCCAAAGCTCGTCAACTATCAATCCGACAGATTTCAAACCGGCAACTGTATTGCTATCCGCTGCCAGCACCTTCAAAGTTGCGCCGCTTTGCCTATGCGTCAGGGTCTTGATGTGCGACTGGATTTGTATCAGCGCATCAAGCTCTTCGTCTTTGGCAACCATATCTTTTGCCGGTTCAAACGAATTGCTTGCAACCTGAACCGTTGGGCTAAGAATGGTGAAACTTGCTGACTGCCTCCAGTTGAGAATCAGTGCAGTCAGGGCAATTGCCCCAGCAATGGTGCTCTTGCTTGATTTTTTTGGAATGCAAACAAAGTATTCTGTAATCAGCCTGCGGCCGGATTCGGCATCGTAAGAGCCGAACAATGCAGCAACCAAATCAAACACCCATTGCGCCACAGCATCGCCTATGCGCGGGCTACCTGGCGCATCAACAATACGAAACTCTTTGAATATCGCCAGCGCCTGCTCTGCCTGTTCTGGAAAAATAGGCGGCGGGATGATTGGCTTGCCGGATTTAAGCCGGTCTGCCCAATCCGGCATTGCCGTTGTCCACTCAGGCATCTCTTAAGACTGGTTGAAAGGTGTGCATTTCTTGTTTCGCTTTTGCATATGCGTTCGCCGCTTCTTGAACGCTGTCAAAGCAACCAAGAAAATACCGCTTGCCTTTACTCCAAATGTTTGCCGTCCAGCGCCTGCGCTGGCTGTGCCAAGAAACTCCTGTGCAACCACTTTTATTCGTGTTGCGCAGTTTTTGGTTCTGGCCGTTTTCCAAATACGTTGCTTCGCGCAGGCGTTCTGCGCTAAGATTGGTCTTAGCTGTCATACGAGTTCCTTTCGTCTGATGGTTAGAGCCTGCATCGTGTTGACGCACTTTGCGGGCTCGACTATTTTAACAGTTCTACCTGTTATTCACTATCAATTTCGGCGGTGATGCAGCACCAAACTTGCCAGCACCGGCCTTCTTCGCAGCCTCTTGCCGTTCATCCTTGATTCCGCCTTCACCCTTTTTCATGTGCATGAATGGCATCAGTGATTTAGCCGCATCAGCGCGTAGCTTGATGTCAGCCTCAAGGTCATTCATCAGTGCAAGCAGGAAAATCTTCGGGTCTTTGTGCGCAAGACTCAATTGATCGACTTCGATCAGCTTTGAACCAGTCTCAACCTTTGGCACCGCAACCGACAATTTGA